ATCATCTTAAACTGTGTAATAGAACTTGGAAAAGCTGTATCTAAACTTGCATAATTACTACTACTAAAACCAGACAAAATATAATCATCAGACATCGTAGAACCATTTAAAGTAACACCGTTAACTTCAATATCACCGATATTTTTATAAATCTGCCCAACAGGCATTAAACACTGTGAAGTATTATTAGAGCTACTGTAATCTGGCAATGCAATCGTTGATAGAGCATAGTAGCTTACTCCGTCTTCTGTTGTGTTGTAGCTTGTTTGCAGACCATCATAATCTTTCATAGGTATTGTATAGGATTGGTCATTTACAAATGTTGATAAAGCTTCATAATCCCACTTCCCTCTAGCATTTGTTACTGTAATTTTTACTGGATACCCTTGATATGTATTAATATTTTTGATAGTCATTATGCTTCTCCTTCTACAACAATATCTGCGTCAACTTCAGTTTCAAGGTCTACAGATAATATAGGTGGCAAAACTGTAGAAATTTCAATTCTCCCTTCCTCATCAGTGTTTCCAGTTGTATATCCAGTGATTGAGATATCTGTATAATTTTTTGCATATGGAAGTTTTGCCTTAAAGGTAGTTACAGAATTATCCAAGCTATATAGTGCTGATGCATAACTTCTATATTGACCACGCTGTACTAGTACGTATCCTAAAGAAGATATATTTGAGCATGTAATAGCGTACACAGAACCAACTGGAGCGAAGCTTGATACATCAAACGATGATTTTAAATAAATGTCATTAGCGTCTTCTGAATATCTAAAATCAAGAATGCATTTGTCAGAATTAAGAGCGTACGCCCAGCTATTCGTATCAACATTAAATTTACAATCTTGACTATAAAATCCACTTAATTCTGAGTCAGTGAATATGCTTGAAGGCTTTTTATATGAAATAGTTAAGTCATCATTTATAGTAACAAGATATAATGCAGATGAAGAACATGATAATAAACATGTATTATCCGTTAATGTATATACTTGAGCTATTGACCATGATGAACTAATTTGAGGAGTTGGAAAAAGAGTTGGATTATCATAATCTATTGTACCTAATTCCTCATCAACATTATATGCGACAAACTGACCCTTTCCTGTTGAGCCATAAGATCCGTAATAGCCAAATAATTTACCACTTTTATAGCCAAAAAATGATGGATAATTTCCGGATCTAGTTAAATTTGTAGCTTCAGCTATTAGTGTAGCCGTAGATCCTATATCTTTCGTATCTACTTTATATATTTTAATGTAATTATCTGATGTGCTATTAAAATAATGTTTAACTACTTTATCGCTAGGCTTCCCAAGACCTTGAACATATTCGTAGCTTGCATTTGAGAATAGAGTATTATAAGTATTTGTTGATTTATCATATACATATGTAACAGAATCATTATTGTACAAATAAACAAAATCAGATAGTTTATATGCACGAGTTGTTCCAGAAACAGGAACCGTGTTTATCGTTGTTGATGTTAGTGGGCTGGAAGTAACTTTATATCCACTACCAGCACCACTGCCATAAAATATATCGTCACTAACAAAATACCAAGAAGTTCCAACAATTGCCTGTTATAAAAGAGATGAGGACATTTCTTTTTCGGTAGATTGTTTGCTAACAAAAACTTTTTGATTTGGAGTAATTGGATCATTTCCAGTTTCATTGACAGCATAAATCACATCTCCACCTGATCCATCTTTCTTGGCATCATAAAATGCACCTGAAACCGCATTCTCTCCCCAAAAAAATGCCATAATTTATTCTCCTTTGTTAAAAATTGTTAATTTATTAATGGACATCATATTCTTCAAGACGTCCATAACGTTCATATTTCGATACAGTTGTTACTCCAGATGGTTTAACAGTGATTACTTCTCCTGAGTAACTATTTGTTGAAAAATTTGTGGTAATTTGATAAATGGTTCCATATAATGCTTCACCAGATTCAATAGATTCTTCGTAAAATGATGTATAAACATTATCTCCAGTAGCATATGGATATGTAACATAAATCACTTTATCTGCACTTGGATATGATAAATTGTTTGTACTTGTGTTTCTCAATCCCATATAACCGAAAGCATATAGTGGACTATATATTCCAGCTGAACCATTGGAGTCCGTACTTACAATAATTTCGTTTTCCCAATGTGCTAATTCTAGTTCTGAAACATACATACTTTGATCATTATGTGTGATAATAACATAGAGGTGACCAACTGGATAAGAGTTAAATGAACATGAAATTTCTTTTCCTTGATCATCATATATAATATTATCTCCACTCATAAAATGAGCATCAACCGTAGGTGTTGTAGTATAAATTACTTTACTTTCATCTATATCATTCGTAGGATATTCTTCATAAGATAATTTGTCAACTTGTCCAACATAAATGTACTTATATAATCCACTAAGATCTACGGTATTATCTACAGTATTATCTACTGAATCGTTTAAGCCAGCATCTACATTACCATCTACAAATGATTTACTGGATATGTTCCCTTCCAATATTTTACCATCATTTAAAATGGTTGGCAAAATGCTTCGGACAGACGAACCATTTAAAAATAATCCCATAAAAATCTCCCCTTTAATAACAACTAATAATATTTACTTAAAACATAGATGAAAGGGCTATATAGCCCTTTCTAAATGTTCTAAAAAATATTTTGATAAGTTTATAAGGATAGTTTAGCCTTTATTTCGTCCCAAGAATAGGGATAAAAATTATTGGTATCAACACCTACGTCCATACATCTATTGTTATGATGGGGCAAATTTTGGGCAATAGAAGCTAAATCAAAGTTACCATGACAATGACCATATAAATGAATGCTTTTTCTATATGCTCCATGCCAATCAGCAATCGGATAATGCATCATCACAACTTGTTTATTTTCAATGGTTGTATCAAGATATGGTTGCATAGTTGCCCATACTTTAGACAATTTATGAGGACCAAGTCTATCATGATTTCCATAGATAAGATGTTTGATACCATTTAATTTTCCAATGGTTTTCTCAATCTTTTGGCTATTGTATCCCCAACAAACATCTCCTAAAACGTATACAATATCGTTTTCTTTTACACGATCATTCCAACGTTTAAGAATAGTTTCGTCCATTTGTTCGATTGATTTAAACGGTCTACCAAAACGATTTATCATTGCTTCATGGGATAAGTGCAGATCAGAGGTTACGAATATGGTCATTATTCAGCACTTTCAACAAGCTTATCAGTAGTCGTCAAATCATCGTTTACCCAACCGTTTTGCTCACCATCTTCCCAAAGTAATGAAATAGAAAATAATCCATCAGGATTTTCTCTAATATCTTCAACAACATAGCTCATATTATATACTTCGCTAAATCTTTTATCGCCAATATTTAATACACTAATCATTGCTTAAAGCCTTTCAATTAAATCATCCCATTGTAATGATTAGACTATATCATCTACTAAATGATTTGTCAAGAGGCTTTTTAGAGAAATATTTGTATTGTTCCATATAGTTTTCCATAGACTTTTTAAGGTCAAGTTTATATTGAGAATCTGACAAAAAGATTGCTGGCGAAGCCCCAGCCTCGACCTTTGTCCTATTCATTAAATCATCATATTCTTTACTATGCTCGAAATTAAAGAGCATATGTTTAGCAAGGTCTAATGACTCGTATTTGAATAAAATGGTTGTTCTTAAAGTATTTTTGCTATTCTTTTCCATAATATTTTTTGTAATGTTTTCAACCAGTTTTGCCTCATTGCCTTCTTTAGAGACTCCACAAACGGTTTCAAATGCTTCACCATTCAAAATGCAAGAATAACCGTACAAGGTAGAGTCTTTATCTAAAGGCTTGGTTTGAATATAATATAACAATCTCATAATTCCTCTTACTGCTTTTGTTTATTGTATTCTTTTTCGATATAATGTTTAAAATTTTTAGCTAAATCTGAAGCTTTAAAAACTGCTGAACCGTGTACATTAGTAATGTCTACAGGAAATTGAAAGCCATTGATTGTTGAATACCACAAACATCCATCTCTGTAATAGTCAAATTTTACCCTCATTGTATCATTCAAGATACTCTTTAAGTTTACCATTTTTATTCCTTTATTCTAATAATGATTGTATAACAAACGATTTGAGTGATACCCCCTAGATATCACCCAAATCTTCTTTTTATTCTTCTTAATTATTGTTAATCCGACTTCGCAATGTTCAGAAGATGTGCCACCGGCTTTTTATTATTTATTTTTAGGTGGCATCGGTTTGACAGTTATTGTTATTAAAGGATTTTTGTTATCGCTGTCAAATCAAGGTTTTTATATATTTTTAATACTGCTCAGTATCTCCCTCATAAACCATAACTCACATGTTTTCTTTGCTTCTTCAAGACTTTCACAAGTCTCAAGATCCTTGGTAAAAACATTCTTATTTGATTCGTCTATGCTACTACAATCATCAAATTTAAAACGAATGCCTGATTTCCAAGATTTGTCACAATAATAAGCTATAAGTGTTATTCCGAAGGCACATTCACAGGAACTACCGTTCTTTTTATCTACCCAATCAAATTTGCATTTCAACATCTTGTCATTTCCATTTACAATGCTACCAAGAAAATCATCCATCAGAATCCATATAAAAACGGCTATTACCGCAATTCCGAGAATCGTAGGTATTAATAAGTCTTTTGATATAAGATAATCTACTAAATAAGCCATATCTAATATTCCTTGTTTACTATATGAAAATTAGATGACCTGATTGATAACATCGAGAGGATAATTAAACATACTAATGAGCATAGCGAACTTAATCTGTTCCGATAAGAATAAATTGTGCTTTTCAATTTAGTCATATCATTTTTTCCTTACATAATAGATTTATCATAGATCGATGAAAAATTTATTAAAATTTCAAAAAATTTTTTATTATTTTTTAATTTTTTTCTTTTTACGGGTAGTTTTCTTTGTTTTTTCAACTTTTACGTCATCAGTTGTTGTTTCTTCAACTGGTTTAGTCGATTCTTCTTCAACGTTTAACGTAAAATCTACATCTGAAACATTTACGGAAGCTTTATCATCTGTTCCAAATAAAAGATTTAGAAGCTTTTCTTTCAATGTTTTCAAAAGTTTTTTAAGTTTTTCTAACATTTTTACAATATCCTTTTGTTATTAAACAATGCTATTATAGCATTTATTAAACGATTGTCAATAATTATTTTACAAAAAATCCCGATAAAATTAATTATCGGGATGAAAACAAACAATACGGAAGCTCATTTCTTTAGTGTGAAAATGAGAAAATATCACGAATGGTCTGAGATTATGACATCTCTATACGTTTCATTGCTGCTCATTCTAAAGCTGGCTCTACGTACATTTACGGACAAGACCCTTGCCCAAAATAATGAGCATTTTTTCTTCACTGTGGGGCAAAAAACACTCAAAAAGACCATAAGAAAAACGTAAATGTTTTTGGCAAGAACATTTAACAAAAACTTGACTCCTCGAGAATGCTTTCACATACCGGCTACTAACAAACTTTTTGGAGATAATGATGGAGAGATTCCTGACTACTCTCAAATCTAACATTTCAATTGCGTTATTCAGCCACGATCTCAATGATTGATCAGATCATTGATTGAATGATCGAAAGGATTTTGTTACCTTCAAGTGGATACAGTCATCAGCTCGTTCAAATTACGATTTGTCCACTTCTTACGTCACTGTAGGTTGTACGACCTACGCTAATTCAGCCTTACGCTCATTGAATGCTGCAACTAAAGAAATCATTTTTTCAAATGACTTAATCATACCTTATGGGCTGACAACCCATTATTCAGTCACATCATTACACTACAATAATTAAATGCTTTTCTGGAAATATTCCGTCAAGCATTTACCAATAGATGATTTTAGAAATCATTTACTGATGAATTATTTATACACTATTGGCAAAATATTGTCAATAATTATTTTTCTTTAATTTTTTATACCGTTTATCTACTGCTTGCCAAGTACAGCCTAGCTCTTTTGCTATTTGTGACTTAGTCATTTGATTGTTATCAATAAGATCAACAAGATCATACTTACTCCAATCATACGTAATATTATTATTGACTTTTCCTGTACATTGTTTTGAGCAATATTTATTGCTACGTAATTTTGGTTTACCACATACAGGACAAGTATCATATAAGTCACTTTTGTTGACTGATGGGTTGCTATTCAATGCTAATTCTTCATTAAAATACTGTTTCTCTGTATCAATTTCTCTAATTCCCTCGTGAATTTCACGATGACAATTAGCACATACCATTATACATTTTTTTAATTCTTTCACAGTTCTATCCCAAGAATAAGCAGTTGTAGACAGTGCTATTTCTTTTGTTTCAGGTTTTAAATGGTGAAATTCTAATGCTGTATCACAAGCATTATATCCACAACATTGGCATTTTCCACCAAAACATTTTATCATACTAGCTTTTCTTCGTCTAGTATATGCGGTCATGTATGTAGTACTACTTTTTCTCATATTTGTATCCTTTATCGGTTATACAAATATTTATAAAAAATTTATGAAAAATTAGCCTTGGTTATATTAAAAAATGGTTGCGGACTCCGACTCGATACGGAAATTCTTGGTTATGAGCCAAGTGTGATACATTTCACTAATCCGCTATAAATGGTTCGATGGGCTGGACTTGAACCAGCATGAATGACATGGTTTATAAGACCACCGCTACAACCAGTTTAGCTACCACCGAATACAATAAATTTTGGCGGAGAATACGGGTGCTGCCCCCGTGACGCCGCCGTGACAGGGCGGTGTTTTACTGTTAAACTAATTCTCCAATAAAAGCTTTCTTTCATTATTTATAAGAGAGAGGATTCTTTAAAATCCTCTCTCGTCCGCAGTATTCCACAAGCTGAAAGGAAAAAGATTTGTGGAAACACTAAAAAAGGAAGTAGAATTTTTGACTAATTTTTTGAGGACTTTAATTATAACGGATAACAAAAATTGCCCTGTCGTGGAAGAACCCTGAGTCGGTTTTGAGTTAAACTGTTAGGATTACTTGTTTATCTACACCACTTATCATTCATCGGTTTATTAAAAAGCTATTATGAATGATTTGCTAGATAGCCCTTTTAATCATAATTGGTTTCAATGTATAATCATACATTTACTTATGTTTCACACCAACGTAAAGGTTTATGATTTAGTGAAACGTTCTATTTACAATGTTTTTATAACTATCATTTCTCACTTGATGATCTATATATAACATTTTGTAAAACGTTTGTCAAGATCATTTTTCAAAATTTTTTATAAAAAATGGTAGTTGAGGACGGGATCGAACCGCCGACACGAGGAGTATGATTCCACTGCTCTACCAACTGAGCTACTCAACCATTTTATTAAAAATATGTAAGTCATTGACCTTAAATGATTTATAATAAATGATGTAATATCAATGACTTACAAAAAATGGCGTGAGATGAAGTATTTGAAACTCCCTAAGGCAAATTAACAGTTTGCTGCCCAACCACTAGGCCAATCTCACATCTTATAAATGTTAAAATGTATAACATACTAATTTTGGAGAACGATACCGGAATTGAACCGATGTACGAGGATTTGCAGTCCTCTGCATGAGCCACTCTGCCAATCGTCCTTTATATCGTTTAAAAAATTGTGTAAGTCATTGGTTTATTATACCTGCAAAAAATGATGTAAAATCAATGACTTACGAAAATGGAGGAAAAGTAGGGATTCGAACCCTAGGGAGACCATAAGCCTCCGTCTGATTTCAAGTCAGGTGCATTAAACCACTCTGCCACTTTTCCAATACTGGTCGGAATAGCTGGATTCTAACCAACGACATCTTGCTCCCAAAGCAAGCGTTCTAACAGGCTGAACTATATTCCGAAATTTAGTCCCTACGGGATTTGAACCCATGTGGCAAGAATGAAAATCTTGAATCCTAACCGTTTAGATGAAGGGACCATATCTGGTGCCGCTTGAGAATTTTGCAATCCCGACCTGCTGTTTACAAAACAGCTGCTACTACTTCTGAGCTAAAGCGGCGTATCACTCATATTTACAATGTTTTATAGCTATCGTTTCAAGATGATTTATTTCTATCATTTTCAAAACGATTTGTCAAGAACATTTATCAAATTATTTTTTACCTCGCTTTTTACCATTTTGAGGTACAAATTCTTTCACATATTTGAATAACTGTTTTACAAGATTTGGTTGAGAATGCTTATAACCAGTTTCTTTCACTAACTCTTCAAAACCTACATTACTATATATCTCATATAATTTAGTATAATATTCTATAGTTTCTTTCTGCTTTTGTTCGTTTAGTAAAGCATTCTGTTTAAGCTCTTCTTGTTTGGCTTCGTATTTCTCCCAATCATACACAGCTCCTTTTATCCATCCTTTATCTAACCATTCTTGTAATTCATCTATATGAATACGTTTGGTTTGATGAAGTTCTGGTTTATTAATAAGGCAAGTTCCATATTGAGAGTTTTTATTACCAGCTTGTGCTATTGAGGTAGCGTTACCAATCTTTTGTTTTGTTTCTTCAGTATGTTTACGTCCATACCAAAAACTATTCTCTTTAACATAGTTTTTCTTAAACGTTGCTACACGTTTTTGTCTAACCTCTTCTGTAAATGAGTTTTCTATAAATTTATCATGCCACTTAGCATAATATTCTTTATCTTTAAGTTTTTCTTTAAAAACATCTGAACCCATTGTTCCGATTTTTTGACGATCTTCATGAGTTAGAACGGTGTTAATATAATCAAAGCCACCATCACCACCAACTTTCATATTATATGTGTCAGGGCGTTGAACAAATGCTTCATTAACAATTTCCGCTTCTTTTCTGTTCATAGCTTCTAACGAGTCACATTCATATAATATGGTTTTACTGAAATTTATGCTACCATATTTGTTCATTGCTCGTCTTATAAGCTTTCCTGAACCCATATAACCATCATTTTTATCGGTTGTTTGGTGTTTTCCAACATATATCTTTCCATTGATATTATTGGTAATTTGATATATTAAATAATACAACGTTATTCCTTAAATGATTTATATTATGAGTATATATCGTTTAGAAACATTTATCAAATTATTTTTCTTAAATCATCTTTACGTAATGATTACGAGGGGTAATTTAGCCTACAACGTTTAATAGAAACTCTTTATCTACTTCTTCTTTTTAGAAGAAGTCTCAACCACCTTTTCCGTTTTAACCTTTGTAGAGCATTTAGGTGCTTTACCAATGCTTGAAGAAAGGTTTGTAGTAGAAGGATTTAACTTAGAGAGTTTACCCCAACGTTTGTTAAAGGCGATTTCCTCCAAGGTTTTCTTATGAGGTTCCATTGGCATATTATTTCTCCTGAAATATTTTGTTGAAAAAAGATTTTTAAATAATGGTGGGGGATCTAGGTAACGCTCCTAGCGGGTCCGAAGACACGAGTTTTACAGACTCGGCTATCTCTTTAGTAGTCTACTCCCCCATAAGTTTAGATAATATCATTTTCACGATTATTTATAACTATCAATCTCACTTGATGATTTATATATAGCTTTATTCCAAATGATTGTCAAGAACATTTTTCAAAAAATTTTCGAAAATGATAAATAATGAGGAATTTGAAGGAGTTATGGTAATGAAAGAACAAATAAAATCTTTACTAAATGCTCTTAAAGACTTGTCTGTAAAGTCTTGGGAAAGCATGAAAAAGATTAGTAAAGAATCGTTTAAGAAAATAAAATCTGCTCTTATAGCGTTTATTAAAATCTTTTATGAATGCTCTATCAATCTTTTATCATCGTTGAATAAGATGTTAATAACCTTCTTAGCATCTATGGATGAAATGCTTGCAAAAGGTATTTCCGCAATCTTGAAAACGATTTATGAAAAGATTATTAAAAGCATTTCAAAATGGTAAGAAAAAGAGGGCTTATGCCCTCTTATTTCTGTTTATTCCAAAGTTGTGAGTTTTTCTTCAAGTTCACCAATCTTATCTCTTAAAGCTTGTCTTTCTGCTTTGATTTCCTCAAACTCTTTCTCATCAATCTGACCCTCAACATATTTCAATGTCTTGTAATCAGATTCTGCTAGCTGATCTTTAAGATCACTGATCTCTCTTTCGATCAATTCTTTTTCAGTTGGTTCAGGTTCTACTGGTTCTTCTTCAACTGGAATGGCTTCATACTGCCATGCCTTGCCAACGTATTTAATCTTGCAACCTTCTTGTGGATCTAAAGGTGCACTAAATGTTGCATTTGCAGGGAGAAGATAGACTTCTTTACCCTGTTGTTCTGTTTCCAATGGATCGAGCTGACAATCCCTCTCACCAATGTAATAACCATCGTCATCATATGCATAAGCTTTCATATATTATCTCCTTTGCTATTACTATTTACCAGTAGAACCAAATCCACCTGTTCTTACACCATCTGCTTCATCATCTTCTGTAATGCCAAACGGTAAGAAAATACCTTGACAAAATGCTTTACCTGCTTCTAGCTCAAGGGTGGCATTACCTTCGTTACATAGCTTAACCTTGATATGTCCTTCATTTAATGCTTCATAATAATCAGCATCAATGATTCCACATGTATTGGCTAAACGTGTTTTGTACTTAAAGCCTAACCCTGATCTTGGGAACAATGCTAATACCCAACCATCTTTAATCTTGGCTCGAATACCCGTGTTTACTACAGTAGATTCTCCTGGTAAAAGCTTTAATGGAAATGGTGTAATGAAATCATATCCAGCAGCTTTTGATGTTCCACGCTTTGGTAAAATGATTTTCTCATAATCATTTTCGTTTAAACCTTCTTCTTCCCATTGTTTAAGGCTAATCTGTTCAAATTTTGCTACTCTTTCTGTCATAAATCGTTTTCCTCTAAAATAAAAAAGAACCTAACTCTTTCAAGTCAGGTTCAATATAGCCTTTAATTAAATCGTTGTCAATAATTATTCGGAAACAACTTCTTCAGATGGTTCTTCAACAACTTCTTCGTCAGATGGTTCTTCAACAACTTCTTCTTCAGCTTTTTCTTCGGATTCTTCAGCCTCTTCTTCAACAGGCTCTTTAACTTCCTCTGTAGAAGCTTCACCAAAAGTTAATACTTCACCATCGATAACAACTTTGCCTTCATCATTTAACTGATAAGAAACAAAGCCATCCTTTAACTGCATAATGTTACGTAAGATTTTAAGAACAGGCTGTCCTTTAACTGTCAAAACAACCATTCCATTCTCTAAATCTTCTTTGTCAGATAATGTGACAACTTCATCAGTATCCTTTACTAGATACTTGTTGAAACCACACTGGGCACCTAATACTTTACCTGAAGCAACTAAACCCATAGTTTCTAATACGTCTTTTCTTAATGGTCTTCCCATTATATTCTCCTATTAATCATAACGGATAACGATTAATTTCATTATCTGTAGATTATTTATTAGGATATTGAGCTAAATGATGATTGTGTCAAGCCCTGCACATTGAAGCTTTGTGATATTGTTTAACATATACTCTCCTGCCTCAAAACCTTTTGTCAGAGAGATGAATTTGTTCCGTGTGAGAGTTATATCGTTTATCACTAATTGTATCTCTACGACGTTTTTATCGCCATCTATGTACATCTTTACATCATTTGAGTTTAATGCCCTTGCAGATGATGATACAAGCTTTTGATAAAGACTTGACTTAATGCTTTTCATCTTTGTTTCAAAGAATCCTAAAATAGCTTCTAGCTCTTGTAATTGAGCAAACCTTTGTTCATAAAGGCAAGGTAGCTGAGAGATGCAATCAATAAGCTTTCCTTTGATCTTTATCTCCTCTTTTCCCTTTAAGTATTCTTCTTCAAAATGCTCTAATACGGCTGTGATTGAATTAGCATTATCCTTAATCATCTGCAAGTAGTTTGACATTAAATTATTTTCCTCTAATAATCTTCTTCATCTAATCCATTGTATTTAATGAATTTTTTTACAATTTTAGCAAAATCAAACTCCTCATCTTGTTCTGCCAATTCTGCTAATACTGAAAATTCTTCAAAATCATACTCTAAAAGATAGTCCAGCAAACAACCAATTGCTGTTTCCGTATCTTTTTTATTGATATAGCTCTCTAATGATAGCCATAATCCCCAAATTTCTTCTGCATCCATTTTATTCTATTCCTTTGTATCATTAACGTCATTATTTACATCAGAAGCAGTTACTTCCATATAATCGTTCATGATTCTGTCATAATCTTCATTAGTAATTTCTTTACGATACTTTTTCCAAACTTTTTCACCAGTCTTGAGGTCGTAATATGAGCAGTAAGCACCTTCTTTGCTAATAATCGGATTACCGTTGTATGTCAACGATTCGGTAAATAGATCAAAAAGTCCAGAATAAGGGTTCATACCAGTATCCCAAGGAACATTAAAGGTGATTTTCTGGAATGGTTGAGTATAGCGTGTTTTACGAACCATAGCATCTACCTTAACGCCTTTGACTTCAGATGTTTTTACACCATTCTCATCTTCTTTCAATTTGCGTTTGTTTAATACGATGATTACGCTTGGTGTAAACTCAAGTCCTCTACCGCCACTAATAATCGCATCTGGTGAAAAAATGTCTTGCGAGGCATATGTGTGCTGTGTACAAAGTAAACCAATCGGTTCATTACCGCAAGAAGCAAGGAAGTTACGACAGATAGAATAAATCTGTTTCTGCTTACGACCTAAGTCACCTTTCATATCGCCTTTGTTAAACTGTTCTTCATCAGTTGGCGTAATAGCCATACCTAAAGAATCAATGATAAACAATACTTTAGGCTTATCATCATAATCACAATCTTTATAATCGTCTTTATATGTTTTCAAAAAGTCGGACATAACTTTTGCAATATCATCTAGTAACGATGCAGAGATTTTCATAATGTATCCATTAGGATCAATGCCAAAGTTTCTCATCCATTTTTCATCAAGAGCATTTTCAGTATCAATGATGATTGGTAAAACATTATTATCTTGACACCATTTAACAATATTCCCCGAAGCAATGAAACTTTTGCAACTACCAGACTCGCCTCCAAGTAGGGTCATCTTTCCTTCAAGTGGAAACCCTTTCTTAAAATCTCCAGATACACGATAGTTTAAGGCATAGTTACCAGTATGAATCCATACTTTTGGATCAGTAAATCCAACGGAAATATTGTCTAAACTCTTTGTGATAGTTTTTTGAAATTTACTCAAATCTATTGGTTTCATATATTATCTCCTCAATGTTTGCTTTACTTTACATCATTGTTACTATCATTGTCAATTTTATTCTTTGCTTCTGCTACCCATTTTTTCAATAATTCTTTCGTTTTATTGATTTTGTTTCGCATTATCCATTTTATCAATAATTCTTTAAGTCCATTCTTCATTTATTTTCTCCATTATTCTTTATACAACCGTTTACTATTATCGGTTATACCATCTACATAATCTATGCTCCATAAGTTGTATTCATCCAAATAGGTAAACAATTTATCAGATTCTTC